TGCGTCTTTGACAACGTATCCTACCATCGTTTCGTGGTGCTTCAAATCCTTGACCACGCGACGCAAGTCTTTTGTGCGGTCAATATCAAGATACTCCTCGATGCCGTCCACGATAGCCAACAAGCCAGCGCGGACGGACATCAGCAATCTACTTGCTTTTTCGCTCGACACGTTTCTCTACCTTTCCGTAGTCGACATCCAGCTCAAATAGATTGTCGCTTACAGGCGACACTTTCAGGCTGTTCATCAGGTGCTTTCCTTGAACGCCAGGAAGCGTGACAATCAGCTCTTCTTTGAGCGCGCCTTTGTAGATTACCATTTCTGCTTGTGTTACTGTAAATTTAATATTCATTTCATCACCTTATTTAGTAGTCTCATCCATAGCGGGGCTTTCTTACCGAACCGAACGAACGACTCACAGCTATCTTCTCTTGTAACATACTTACGGACATTCTGCGATTTAGAATTACTGCACCAATATCCTTGTAGAAACAAGTGTATTGTACCTGGACATCTGTAATACTGGCAATTCTTGCAGGTCTTAGTTTTCATTTCTTCCCTTTCATACTCGCCATCTTGATTACTCTGGCAATTGTTGTTGCGCACATTTCCACATTGTCAATCGTCTCTTGCATGGGAGACAGTAATAAATGCGTCAGTTCATGCAATACAATATACTCTATTTTCTCATCGCTAAGCTCAGATGCTATTTTGACGTTGATATATATATCGGCTTCTAAGTATTGCCAATCACAAAAAGTAATACCCGCCGCACGATAAGAAGCTTTTTCCGGCATATCTTCCACGCAGTCGCAATAGTTCACGTCAAACTTCCAGCCCCATTTTACTACGATCCATTCCCACTTTTTGAAGTACGCCCTGATCTTACCTGCGGTCTTTTCTATGTCTGACATCAATTGCCTTTCTATTTGTATTCTTGCGCCTGGTCGCCAATAGCGCGGATTAGGCTTAATTCAATTTTTTGGTTGCCGAATACGGGATCGACATGGTCGCCAACAAAACTTTTAAGCGGAACCCCGTCCTTAAACGCCCTGAGCTTAGCGGGAGATTTCAGGAATGACGCCTGTTGCGCTTGACGTTCTGGGGACAAACCAGCAAACCATTCTTCTCCAGATTGATAAGGTACAAAGTTTCGCTTGCCTGGCGTGCTATCTGCTTGCATCTGGCCGGGGAAGCGTGGGCCGCCTAAAACTCTGTACCATTCTGAGCAAAATCCGCGATAATGATCATCCACCCTCTCACCAAGCTTCATCTCTGTACCGTGGAGCGAGATACATCCCAAACAAGTAGTGTCTTTGAGTGCGCTAATCCTTATCTTGCCCTCAATAAATTCGCTATTGGCCGTTTCCATCGCCGCGCTTGCTTCCCTGAAACTTGTTAGCTGCAACGTCCTGGTAAGGTTCTCAGCTGCGCTCTTTGGTAAGTTCTGAGCATAGCGGCGCATCTCGGCGGCGGCTTTCTTTGGACCCCAACCCTGCGAGATACCGTTTATCATCGCGTCCCGTGTCAGTTCGGAGTAACCGCTCCCCCACCCTTCCATTTTGAAAATCCACTCAGTAGAGTCAACGAAGTTTTTAGCGAATACAGCCGCGTCAGGCGTTGCCCAACTAATACCAGCCTGCTCTATTCGTTTCTTGAATATTGTCATACCAGCAGGAGAAAGTGGATCCACTTTGCCAGCTATCATCTGCGCGGTTATCTGTGAAAATACCTTTGCTGTAACAGCGGGAACAGCTAGAGCCTGCCCAGACAACTGAATTGCGTCGTCGTTAGTCAGAATAAGTGTCTGCGTGGCATTGAAGGCCGCATCATTGGCTCTGAGCGTTTGCTCTAGCTGTGCATTGGTGGACTTCATTCGTTCGTTAGCTTCCACCAGCCGCTTTGCTTCATCGTCCAAATCTTTCAAACTGCGCTGCATTTGCGAATTGGGCGTATTGGTGATTGCCAATACTTGCGCCAATAACGGGCCAGCGGATTTGTTGAAAGCGATGTCAAGCGCTTTGTCTTGGAGTTCTTTTACTGAGATGGGGGGCATTATAAAATATCTAGCCTTCAATTAAATATTCATAAAGTGCTTCTGAATATGGCCTGATAAGCTCTGCAATTTCTTTTTTTATCTCAGGCGTTAGGCGCTCTATTTCATCAAGAACATCATTCAATTGTTCTTTGAATAAAATATCATTCATTTCCCAGGGCATCATTCTCTTTTCTCCAAATCGCATACATCTGAGCCGTGCAGAAGTACGAAAATCTCAGTCATTAACCAGTAGTCCCGATATGTTTTATTTGTATTCTGGTAAAGCTCTAGCAGTATTGAGCATTTATTACAGGCCATTTTCGGCTTCAGCTTTTAGTTTGTAATATTCTTCCTTGGGAATAATTGCGTATCCGTCAAGCTGGCAATACAAGTTATCACCTTGCGACATAAACAACCATTTGTTATTATGCCCCATCCCATCACTGAAAAATTCAGTTGCATCATATTCAGCGTATTTGTATTTGGGCTTTTTGAGCCCAAGTACTACTATGCAATTCTTCAAATATCCTGGCATTTTATCCTACCTTTCAGCCATCAGGCTTCTAGTTTATACGTCAACAAAAAGACTATATATGTCATAGTCACCTTTTTCGTATATCGTAATGTCGCCTGTAATTGGAATCATGGTTTCAATCGCCTTATCTAACCATCGAGAACTAGCAACGTCCACGCCTCTATTTATATCTAACCTAATATTCATATTCTCGTTTGTGTATGGTTTTTTTATAATAAATCTACCAAGGTTTTTATATAAAACTCCTGAGACTGTGTAATCTATATATTCATCATCACAATCTTTAGGTCGAGTAATTATACTCCAGCGATATTTAGTCATTCTATCCTTTCTACACGGCGGGAACTGTCCCGTCACCGCCGGTCAGTGCATCAAAGAAACGCCCTTGTTGTACAGCGGCGGCTTCCTTTTGCTTATTTATATCAGCTTGCGACAAATTGAGCAATGCGCCTATTTGTTCAATGTAGAAATCATCCGAGAATAAGCCGGGGCTGTCAGCGCGTAAATCCTTCAACGCTGTAATTCTGGCATTTACATCTAAAATCTCAGCATCTTTCCAGACAACCTTGATTGCGCCGAGTTCCGGCGCCGAGCCTTGCCCTGTATCGTAAGTGTTCTGCACTTCGGCGGTTAGCTTCAACAACTCGCCAAAAGCGTCCGTATTCTGCCACTGGAAGCGCTGTACTTTGCCAAGCAGTCCAATCTCTAACTGTTTGAGTGCTTCCCCTGAAATCTGCCCGCTGGATGTCACGCCACGAATAGGTGTCTGTGTTACCTGCCCAATCTGCTGCACGATCTTATCCAGTACGTCAAGATACTGAGTAACGTCCGTTGCTTCAAACTGGCCCACCTCTACGGACTTTAAGAATTCAAGCTGTGCGTCCGAAAGCTCAGTAAGGACATTGCCAGCAGTGTCTTTGATCACAAGCCCAACCACCCCACCAGGGACTATGCCGTCAAGCGAGACTTCCATGCCAATTGACCACTTGATACCAAACGCGGACAGCTCAAACGCCATTACCAAAGAGTGAAGTGAACGGTTCAAAACATCTTGTAGCGGAATTGCAGGCCGCAGCTCTGAGCGCCCGGTGTCTGTGTAGGTGTCTTTCTTATTTACAAATGGGATAATCGGCAATCTGTCCAGCTTCCACGGAACTTCTTTGTCAAATATAACCTTTGCCCCACCTTCTACGCCAGTGAAAAATGAAATCTTATCAACCTGATAAACAACAATCTTCATCTGCACGCTGGTTGAATCTTCTTCGTCTGCTTCGTTTACAGCTTCACTCCATAACTTGCAGGCCCAAACAGCTTGCCCGGTGTCGCCTGAATGGATAACGACCATGCCGCTAAACCCATCGTAGGCAGGCACAGAAACCCAATTTGCATTCAAATCAACCATCACATACGAATCGCCGTCACGGATAGCACCCCTGCACCATTGGCCATGTTCAGATATAAACCTGTTTCGCGTCAACGTCCTTTCGATGTACTCCATGTCAATATCGCCTTCACCTGTAACACTGGAGACAAACAGCCGTGCAGCTTCATAATCAATAACGACTTCCATGTAGTTGTCGTTAAACTCAGTCAGCTCATCGTCCCCCGTCTTCAGCCGGAGCATCTT